AACCAATGTCTATATTGTATGCTCCTGAAATTTCGGGAACAGCAAATGTTTCTGCATTGACAGATATTACAGGATTGGCTTCTAAAAATGTATCAGTTGTTATTTCACAAGATGGTGGAGGATTTGGTTACAAACTTTGGAAAACAACAGGTAAAAGTATATCTGATTTAGGTGCTAAATTGGGTGCTGTTGCATTATCTTTAGTTTCTGAATCAATTGCATGGGTAGGAAAATATAATATGTCAAATGGCACAGAATTGGAAACTGTTGCATTTAGTAACGGACAACAATTTAATGATATTGCTGATTCATTATTAACTACACTAAACAACTACGGGTATATGTTCTTGCGTAAGTTGATTGGAATTACAGGAAGTTATAATACTCCTCCAACAACTGCTACATTGCCAAGTTCAGATTATCATTTTGTTTATTCAAACAGAACTATTGACAAAGCAATAAGAGGTGTAAGAACACAATTACTACCAGAAGTTAGCCGACCAATAACATTGAATAGCGATGGTACAATGACTAATGCTTTTATTGCTTACATGGAGGGTCAAGCAGGTTTGGCTTTAGACCAAATGGTAAGAGCAGGTGAGTTAAGTGCATTTAATGTAACTATCAATCCATCACAAAATGTATTGTCAACAAACAACATTACAGTTGCAATTTCATTGCTTCCTGTTGGAGTTGCTGACTTTATTACAATTAACATAGGTTTCACTACTAATTTATAATAGAAATGCCAACACCACTTATTAACGGAGTTGCTTATGGTTGGGGAAATGTTCAAGTAATGTTGTTCGGAAATCCGTTAACATCAATTACAAAGATTGAATACAATCATAAACAAGAAAAACAAAATATCTACGGAGCAGGTAATGAGCCTGTTGCAAGAGGGTATGGTAGAGTTGAATATTCGGGTTCAATTGAATTGAAAACTGATGAATGGAAACAGATTATTGCTGCATCTCCTGCTAATAACCCATTAAACATTGCACCATTTACAATTAAAGTTGTTATGGGTGGTACAAATGTACTTCCTACTGTTGACACTTTGTTGATGGTTGAATTTATGGAAAACCCATTAGAAAGTAATGAGGGAGATACTTCGCTAACTGTTAAAGTTCCATTAATTATTGGACAAATTGTTCGATAAGAAAAATATTTCTAAATTTACACTTATAAAAACTATTTTATGAGTGTAAGTTTAGATTTAGAGAAAGTTCAAAAGGAAGCAGATAAGATTGCTGAAAAGTTGACAAATGAAATGGGTGAGAAGATTCATGCTCACGTTATTGTAACAGACAAGGAAGAACCTGTAATAGGTTATTTTAAGTTGCCTACAAGACAGTTGAAGATGTATGCTTTGGATTTAGCACCGACATCATTAAGTCAAGCAAATGATACAATCTTAAGGTCGTGTTTAGTACAAGGACAATCTGATAAAAGAATTTTAGATGAAAGTCCTGAAAACGATGCAATCTATTTGACTTTTAATATGTATGCTTCTACGTTAGTTGAATTGTACAATTTGAACATTCAAAAAAAAAATTAAGGTATAAAATTACCGATGATAGTAGCGAGGAAAGGCAAATATCTGCACTTCTTCGCTATTTTTTTAATATAGACCCTGATATGCTTGACGATGATAAGTTTTATCAATTAGAGGGTGAATTAATGTACGCATTGGTAAAAGATGGTAAATTAGAAAGAAAATAAAGTATGTCAAGTAATACTGTTCAATATATAATAACCCTTAAAGATTTATTTTCAGATAAAATTAAGGCTGCTGTAAAAAACACAGAGGCTTTAAACAATGCTACAAATCAAGTAAATAATTCATTAAGTGGTTTAGCAAAGATTGCTAGTACTGCCTTTGCAGCAAGGCAAGTATTTCAATTTGGTAAAAGTTTATTAGAAACTTCAATGCAAATTGAGGGATTCAAAAACCAAATGGGATTTGCAAGTGGTTCAATGCGACAAGGTGCATCAGATTTTGAATATGTAAGTAATTTATCCAACGCTATGGGATTGGATTTGGCTTCAACAGCAGAATCATTTGCTAAATTTCAAGGTTCAGTAAGGGGAACAAACGTACAGGGAGCAGAAGCAAAAAATATATTTGAGGGAATGGGTATGGCTATATCTGTTACTCATATGTCATCTGAAAAAGCAGGTAGAGCATTATACGCATTGTCGGATATGATGTCTAAAGGAAGTATTTATTCAGAAGAATTAAAACAACAATTAGGTGAAAATTTACCTGGTGCATTAGATATTTCTGCTCGTGCAATGGGTGTAAGCAGACAAGGTTTGTCTGATATGATGAAAAAAGGGCAATTAGTATCAGAAGTGTTTTTACCTCGACTTGGAAGTCAATTAAAAAAAGAATTTGGTGGTGGAATTGAACAATCTGCTAAATCAGGTATTTCTAATTTTAATAGGATGAATAATGCTATTTTTTTAATGAAATATTCATTATCACAAACATTAATGCCTGTTTTAGAAGGATTTGTTAATTTAATAAAAGATGTAACTGACAAAGTACAAAAATGGACTAAAGAAAATAAAGGTAATTTATATAACTTTATGAAACTTGGTTCTTTTCTTAAAGACACATTTGCACCTACATTAAAATTAATTGGAGTAGGATTTCAAGTTATATTTGATGTAGCATCTAAAATTGCTTGGGCATTTAAAAGTATAGGTACATTTGGTAAAGTTATTGTTTCAACATTAGGAACTATAATTTTAACAACTTATGGATATGTAAAAGTAATGAAAGCATTAAAATTAGCCGAAGCAGAATATAATGTTGTTAAAGCAATAGGTGCTGCATTATCGGGTAATTGGGCAGCGTTAGCAATAGCAGGAGCAATAGCATTAGGTGGTTTAACTTGGGGATTAGTTGAGGCTCAAAAGTCTTATAATAAAGAAAAAGAAAAAGGGTCTAAAACTAAAGGACTTGAAGAATTTACAAAAACAAAACTTGGTAAAAGTACTAAAGAAACAAAAGGTTCTGAAATATTAAAAGGCAGTAAAAGTACTACGTCTGAATCTTCAAAAGTTAGTCAACCTAAAGCGACACAAATTCACATAAATATTGGTAAATTAGTAGAAACACAAAACATCAAGATTGAAAATGCCACTAAAGACTTTGCACAAAAACTTCACACAGCAGTAGCAGAGGTATTATTAAATGTAGTTAATGACACTAATAGAATAGCAACACAATAGATATGAAGATAGTTATTCCAAATAATGAACAACAATTAGAGGGTCAGATAAAACAAATTATTCAGACTGCTGCACCTGCATTATTAAAGACAGAAGGGTTTAAAATATTGCTTCCTAAAACTGATGCAACAGTAGAATCATTTAAAGATACTCCTGTAAAATTTAATCAAACTGCTATTAAATCATATTTAGGCACTAATGTATTTTCTAATCTTAATATTAAATATAGAAGAAAGGGAGATAATACAACAGAGGTTCGTAGATTAATGATTGATACTGCTTTATTTGTTGTTACACAAACTAAAAATGTAATTACAACGGCAATACAAGGCAGAGATGGTACAGTTAAAGAATATATATCACTTGGAGATTATAAAGTAACAATAAAAGGTGTTATTGCAGGTTATCCAGGCACATATCCTCAATCTAAAGCACAAGGGGAATTTAATTCACCTGTTTCAGATTTAATAGATGCTTGTAATGACAATAGAGCAGTAGATGTTGAATCATGGTATTTAACAATGTTTGGAATATATAAACTTGTAATTACTGATTTTACAATAGGGCAGAATGAGGGTGAGTATTCATTGCAACCATTTGAGATTTCAGCATTAAGTGATACTCCTTTCCAATTAGATATAACAAAATAGTATGTTAAGATTAATTTCTCAAATAACATTAAAGCAGAATCCTACTGATACATACCCCGACAGAGGTAAAACTATTGTATTTGATTTTGTTAATAATGTTGAGTTTTCATCTACTTGGCAAAACTTA